ATTCTGCCGCGAGCGCAAAGCCGATTATCTTCGGCGACATGTCTAAGTTCTTGGTTCGCAAAGTTCGCGGCTTTGAGGTTATGACCCTGCGTGAGCGTTACGCCGAGAAGTTCCAGGTGGGCATGATTGGCTTCAAGCGCTTCGACTCCGAGCTGGTTAACACCGGCGCAGTCAAGCACTTGATCCACGCTGCCTAATCTGACTGAAAACCACAAAGGGCGCCTTCCGGGGCGCCTTTTGCTTCGAGGTTTCTTTTATGAAAGTTCAACTAACAGTAAGCCGAGCCGGCGCCAGAGTGGCCCATAGCGCAGGTGAAATCATAGACGTTGGCGAGGACGAAGGCCGCCGGATGATTGCCGCCTCTCAGGCTGTGGCGGTCAACGCAAAGGAAACCGCCACCAGAAAAGCCAGCCCTCAAAAAGCCGTAAAGGAATAAACAATGAGCCTCGAACATCGCGATCAGATATTGCGGCGTACGGTTAAGCCGGTAGTTTTGCCGGTGACTCTGGCGCAAGCGAAGGCAGACCTGCGCGAAGAACGGGACATTGAAGACGCACTTATTGAATCACTTATAATGGCTGCCACTGACTTTATGGAAGCGCCAAACGGCGCGATCGGAAAGGCGTTCATCACTCAGACATGGCAGCTTTCCGTTCCTTGTCCCGACAGGCTTGGGCGCATAGAGCTACCAATAACCCCGGCGCAGTCCATTGAATCCATAAACTATTTTGACGGTGCAGGGGTTCAGCAGTCTGTGGCTGTCTCAGATTTTAATTTTTATGGAGAGGAAGATTGGGCCTATCTCACGCCAAAAACAGGCAAGGCATGGCCAGCCCTAGCGGACCAGCTTGACGCCATAACAATCACTTATCGGGCCGGCTTTGGTGACAGTGATAGCGGCATTCCCGCGTCTATTGGCCGCGCAATTCGAATGCTTGTGGTTCATTGGTTTGAGAACAGGGGCACCGTTGTAGTTGGAACAATCATAACCCAACTTCCAATGGCGGTTCAGTCGCTTGTTTCAATTAATCGAAAAGGCTGGATTAAATGAAATTCCGACCCGGCGAGCTAGACCAGCGCATTGAGTTGCAAAAAGAGGTTCGCACACCTGACGGGCAAGGTGGATTCACTAAGGTCTGGAAAACTCAGACAGAGGTATGGGCTCACGTCCGCCCGCTTCGCGGAAAAGAGCGTCAGAACGGCGACCGAACCCAGGCTGAAGGCGGCTACTTGGTTGTCATCCGCTACCGCAGCGACGTGAACGAAACCTGGCGCGTTAAGTGGCTGGGCATGGATCGCGTGATGAACCTCACCTTTGCCCAGGACGGCGGCAAGCGATCAGCCTATCTGCCGCTTGAGTGCAGCCGGGGAGTGGCAACCTAATGGTGGAACGTAACCGGCAATTTGAAGTCACCGGGATTGAAGAATTTCGAAAAATGACAAAGGACATTGCGCCAAAGCAAGCTCGCAACCTTGCCCGCGCAACAGTTCAGGGTGTGGCTACCGAAGTGGCAAAGCAGATGCGCAAGAAGGCGCCGAAAGACGACGGCACTCTGCGCAAAGCCATTAAAGCCCGGCGCCGAAAAATGCAGGGAGATGTGGCCATATCAGATGTGCGCATCGAGCACGGCAAAAAGGCAAAGAACGATGCCTGGTACTGGCACTTCATAGAGTTTGGCACCCAAAAACACTCAGCACAGCCGTTCATTCAGCCCACCGTTTCCGCAGTAGAGCCGCAACTGCCCGAAATCTTCGCCCAGGAGTTCGGCAAAAAGCTGGAAAAGGCTCTGGCACGAGAGGCGAAAAAGCAGGGAGCAAAGCGCAATGGCTGAAGGCATGGCAAACGCCGTTCAAATCGCTGTTCACATCGCGCTCTGTTCCAGCTATGAGCTGGCAGCTATATTGGCAAAGCGCGTAAATTCACCGAACATTCCCCCGTTTTTAGAGCTGGACTTTGCTTCGCGACAGTATGTCGTACGCGGCGCGGCTTCCCTGTTTCCCGCCGTCTACGATGACGTCATTCAGGCCGGCGACTCCGGTAACGATTCTGTTTTCCCTTACATCGTAATCGGCAGCGATTCCGTTCGTGACATGTCCACCGACACATCATCTGGTGGGGATATTGGCGTGACCATCGACGTGTGGAGCCGGTACGACGGCAAGCGCGAAACCAAGCGAATACAGGCCGCAATATATCAAGCGCTGCACCGGGCCACCCTCGCAGTCCCTGATCATGAGTTTATCGGTTGTGACTTCAATCAAGAGCAGCCGGTAACCCTTGACCCTGACGGCCACACCTATCACGGCGTGTCGTCTTTTCGCGTTCTAATTGACGAGATTGGCTATGGGAGCTGAATGGGTTGACATGGACCAGGACGGGCACGGCCTTGTTGTCATGGACGCAATGGGCGTGGCCATTGATTCGGTTGAGGCTTTCCGTTTAACCGAAGACGGCGTGGAAGTGATAGCGCTGGCAGTAACCCCCGAAGGCAATGAACTGGTGTGCAGTCGTGACGGCGGCATAACTCTGGAACCGATACGTGCCCGCATGGATATTCCTGGCGGCATGGTTATCAATTTAAACGACGAGGCATAAATCATGGCTAAGCATCTAGGCCGCAAGGTCATTCTGGCAAAAGACGGCACACCAATTGCCAACGTTCGAACCAAGTCACTCAGCATTAACCGTGAGCTGGTCGATTCATCCGACGACGATTCGGGCGCGTGGGCTACCCATCTTGACGAGCCAGGCCAAATCGACGTGTCTATCTCGGTCGAGGGTGTAATTTCAGACCACGCCATTATGGGTGACGCGCTGAACCCGGCTACCGGGAACGAAACCTACACCCTGACCTATCCCGATACCGGTGTCGTGTCTGCCTCCTTTGGCCTGTCATCTTTCGCGCTGGAAGACACTTACAACGACCTGAGCACCTACTCTTTCGAGATGCGTGCATCCGGCGAAGTCACCTACACCGCACCACAATAAGGAATAACCATGGCGATCTTTGATGACATTGAACTGTCGTGGGAGGGCGTACCCTACACGATCCGCGGCGATGACTACGTAATGCGTGTGCTAGCCGCTGTGGAAGACCATCTCACCTTTATGGAGCTCGAGCGGGGCCGGTCTTCAGGCAAAATTCCCCTCGCCAAACTGTCTGCGGCCTACTCGGTTGTTCTGCGCTTTGCAGGGTGCCGTGTTAGCGCTGCGGAAGTGTACAAAGGCATGTGGGCAGACGGCCAAACCCTTGCCGCAATCTCCGAAGCCGTGGCAAGCCTGCTGGAGCTGATGCTGCCACAATCGGTACGCTCAGACCCTACACCCGAACCCGCAAAAGGCGAGGATGCGCCCAAGTCAAAAAAGACGAGCGCGGGCAAGTCGTAAAATCGGCTTACCAGGCCGCTGTCATCGGCTGGGGCTTGTCCCCGCGTGAGTTCTGGTCGATGCACCCTACCGAGTTTTACTGGTTTGCAGACGCCAAGGCCGAACAAATTAAGCATCAGAAAAGGCAGGGTGGCGGCATCACCGAAGATGAAGCCCTAGAAATGAAAGACGAACTGCGCCGCGCCCGCGTCAAGGCCGGATTCCCACCAGACTAGAGGCAACCAAGATGGCGATTGGCAGCTTGGCCGTGCGCGTATCCAGCGACACCACCAAATTTAACCAGGGCATGGCCAGCGCTGGCGGTACCGCAAAGAAGTTTGGTAACGAGGCGTCCGCGGTTGGCAAGAAAGTAGCGACCATGGGCGTTGCGGTTGCGGCTGCTGCCGCCGCTATCGGTATTGAGCTAACCCGGCGCGGCCTTGAGGCCGTGGACTCGCAAGCAAAACTGGCAAGGCAGCTTGGCGGCACCATCGACGGCCTGAAAGGCGTGCAAATTGCGGGCTCTGACGCCGGTGTCGGCACGGAAGTGCTGGGCCGCGCGATGGAAAAGCTGAACTCTCGATTGGGTGAGGCACAGCGCGGAAGTGGGTCGGCTTATGAATCGTTTCAGCGTCTCGGCCTATCTGCTGAAAACCTGTCTGACATGGACGTGGATCAGCGCCTGGCGACCATTGCTGACCGTATGAAAGAGATGGGCCTGTCTACCCAGGAAGCCGGTGACGAACTGCGGCAAATGGGCATCCGCAACGGTGAGATGGTAAACCTGATGACGCAGGGCGGTGATGCCATTCGCGCTGGCCGCAAAGAAGTTGACGCACTCGGGTTATCCCTGAGCGCCGTGGATGCCGCACAAGTGGAGGCCGCAAACGATTCTTTTGACCGTATCGGGCTGGTGGTCGAAGGTATTTCCCAGCGCATGGCCGTTGAGTTTGCGCCGATTTTGGACGCCGTAAGCCGGATGATGGTTGAAGCCGGTACCGATGGCGTAGACATGGGCGAGGCCATTGGCGATGGCTTCAATATGGGCATCAAGGCGGCCGCGTTTTTTGTAGACGCTATCGAGGGCATTAAGCGCACGTTTGAAGTTGCAGGCAAAGGCATTGCACTGTTCGGTTTGGGCGTGGTTGACGTGATGTTGACAGCTGCCAACGCCATTGTTAATAAGCCAGTGCAGGCAATTGACGAGCTCCTAGCCGCAATGAGTAAGTTACCCGGCGTGGATATCGAGCCCATAGGCCTGTCTGACTTTGGCAAAGGCATTGCGAGTGAGCTTGAGACTGTGCGGCTAGCGCAAGAAATCGGCATTCAAGATATTCACGATATGCTGATGGAACCGCTGCCCGGCATGGTGTTTAAGCAGTTCGTGGCAGAATCCCGCGCAAACGCCGGGGCTGCTGCCGAAGAAATGGCCGGCATTGGCGACCTGCTCCAGCCGGACCTTGGCGGCGGAAGTGGGTCGGGTCGCAAGGATGTAAAAGCGGAAGACGAAGCCGACCGCAAGCGCGAAGAGTTGGCACGAAAGCTGGAGGTTATCCGCGAAGCCAATTTAACAGAGCGCGAATTAACCCTTGAGAAATACGAGCAAGACCGAGAAGACTTAGAGGCCGCAAGGTTAGCAAGCCTGGAAATTGAAGGCGGTTACGCTGAAGCAAAAAAACTGCTAAAAGAACGCGAAGAGGCTGACCTGACTGCGATAGAAAAAAAGGCATCCGACGCCCGCGAAAAACTTGCCGATGATGCAGCGCGGGATAAACAGCAAGCTATGAGCAAGGCCATGGGCAATCTCACAACGCTGATGAATACCGAATCCAAAAAAATGTTTGAGATCGGAAAGGCTGCTGCATTAGCGGGCGCATTGGTTGATGGCTACGCGGCCATTGTTGGCGCTTACAAAGTGGGCGCATCCACCGGCGGCCCTTACCTGGGGGCAGCATACGCGGCGGCAGCTGGCGCAGCCACGTTTGCCCAGATCAACGCAATACGCTCCCAGTCGTTCGGTGGCGGCGGAAGTGGCGGCGGCTCAAGCGGTGGCGGCGGCAGTGTCACCCAGGACATCAACAACCAGGGCGAAGCGGTGCGCGGCCAGGCCAGCACAGGCCAAACCCTGACACTGCAAGGCATCAACCCCGGCGACATGTTTAGCGGTCGCCAGCTCATCGAAACCATCAATCAAGCCCAGAAAGACGGCGCTATTTTGCAGGTGCAACAGTAATGTTTGAAAATAGACGCTTTGGCCGCGAGCCGGTTCAAGTCCTGGAGTTCGATCAAGATTTCTGCAATCTTACTTACGGCGTTGCGCCCTGCACAGCCGCACTCCAGGAAGGCCAGACCCAGTGTTTTAACACTCGCTCCACTTGCCAATCACCGGCCAACTACGACAAGGGCGTGCAGATACTCCGATTTATTGATAAGCGCAGCCCAGGGCCTACCGATAGCTATTACATACCCTCGCTAACCGGTGTGAAAGTAACCCCGGCCAAGCTCAATCCGGGCGGCGCCAACTCTAACGCCGGCGCATTAGGCCAGCGGGCGAGCATATCAGCCACATTTCAAGACCATCCCCACAACGATAAGGTGGTTGACCCTTACCGCCTGTTTCGCAATTACAGCCCTATTGATCGCGGTACATTCTGGACAAAATGGCGAGCCCGAAACCCTTACTACATGCAGCGCCCTATCCGCCTGCGCACGGGCTATCTGGTTAACGGCGCCATTGTTGACGAGATCAGCCGTGATTTTGTCGTTACCGGCTTCGAAGGCCCCGACGCCAGTGGCCGCGTAACGATGAAAGGCAAGGATGTGCTAACCCTTGCTGAAGACGAAAAAGCGCAAGCCCCAGTAGCCAGTGGCGGCAAACTCGCAACAGCCATAACCGAAACAGACACGCAGGCCCAGCTTTCGCCCTCGGGCGTGGGCGAATCCGAATACCCTGCCAGCGGTTACATCCGAATCGGCAAAGAAGTGGTCAGCTTTATGCGGTCTGGAGATACTCTCACCATCCAACGCGGGCAGTACGGCACGGGACCGGGCAGCCATGGCGAGGGAGACATGGCTCAGCTCTGTCTCCATTACGCGTCACAAAAGCCACAAGAAATCCTTTATGACCTTCTGAGAAACTACGCAGGCGTTCCGGCGGACTATCTCGACATCAATCAATGGAACGCAGAAGCGCTAGACTTTCTGCCGCGCCTTTACTCATCCATCATTACCGAGCCGCAAGGCGTGGCAAAGCTCATCAGCGAAATGTGCCAGCAGATGTATTTCACGATCTGGTGGGATGAGCGGCTGGGGAAAGTGGTGCTGAAATCAGTACGACTGGCCCAGGAAGAAGAAGTAACAGAGCTTGACGATAACCGCCACTTGATAGCCGATTCAATAAGCTGGAAAGACCTGGCCGATGAGCTTATCACCCAAGTATGGGTGTATTACGGCCAGCTGAACCCCACCGAAAAGATTGACCAGGGCAGCAACTACTCCACCATCGCCATTACCTCAGACCCATCAGCGGAAGGCGCGAACAAGCACAACCTACGGCGCGTGAAAACCATCTTTAGCCGCTGGATTGACGCCACCAACGCATCGGCGGCGGAAGACTTGGGCCGCCGCATACTGAGTCGCTACGGCAACGCACCCCGGCAAATAACTTTCAAGGTAGACGCCAAAGATGGTCACCTGTGGCTTGGCGACTACATCCGTCTGACCAACCGCCTGCGCGTCAGCCGTTTTGGCTTGCCGTCACCGGTTAACCTGCAGATATTTGAAGCAGAAGAATCTTCGCTTGGCAGTGAATTGAAATTCGCTGCACAAGAGTTTATACCAGCGCTGATCGGCGGTGATGACGATGCTGGCGGTGGCGGCGACCCGGGCGGTGACGTTGAAGACCCCAACATCAAAATAATCCCCATCACCAGCGACCTCTTGAATGTCAACTTACGAACACTGCACGACGCCTTGTTCGGCGCACCTATGGGTGACGAAAAGATTACATTTATTGTCCGTGAAGGGGTGGTTATTGGCAGCTCATCCACGTCTACCCGCGCGAACCTCCCGTATGGCGAATTTTTGCAAGAGGGTGATCCGAACGCTATTTATAATGCGGGCTGGTCATCGGTTTCATCAATGGCCGTCGGCACTGTTCCTATTTTGCAGCGTAGAAGCATTGGCGCATACAGACGGATAACGGCAGGGCAACCATACCCTGGCGTAGGCCCTACTGATTACGAGGTTCGCGAGTACCCCGTATCAACCGCGATCGATACCGGCACATGGCCTGAAGGAGTCGACCTGGCGCTGACTGTAGAGGCTGGCGCCAAGATTCTGGGCGCGGGCGGCAACGGCTCCGCCCATATAACAACGGCACTAGCGGTAAGTTCCTCGACTCCGTTAAACACACCAAGAAAGGGTGTGCCTGGTGGCGATGGAGGTGATGGTATTTTGGTACGCCACCAAATAAGAATTATTAACGGAGGCATTCTAGCCGGCGGCGGCGGCGGCGGTGCAGTTGCGGGCCGTGTCAGTGGCCATTCAAGATACGAGGACATTGAGTTGATTTGCGGCGGCGGAGGAGCTGGCCGAGATATAAGTGATGTGTCCAAAAATAAATACGGCAACGGGTCTTACTTTTACGATTACGATGATGTGCGATCCACCTCCCAGCCGGCCATAGGGTCTGACGTGAGTGGTGGTGGGTTTGGAGAGAAGGATACATCCCGTGGCGGCTATACGTTTATTAAAAGAGCTGGCGCTGGCGGCAATCTTGGGCTGGGAGGCGGTGCCGCTGTATCAATCAATAGTGCTGCCGGAAATGTCACTTACGGTTATGGCGGCCTCCCCGGCAAGGCAATCTACAAAGGCGCAAACCTAATCGAATGGATTAACAAAGGCGACGTACGCGGCGAGGAATCCAACTGATGGGCGCTCTATACGATAGAAATTATTACGACGACAAAGCAATTGAGTCAAATCAGCCTCTGCAGTTTGCCCGAATTGGCTACAACACGATTCTAAATGAGCAAAGCGTAACGGCCAGTACCAACCTTGCAGGCTTTGAGGCCTCGGCCATGGGCAATGCGTTCACTTATGAACTGTGGAAGCCGTCGGTGCTTCCCGCCACCATTAATATCGACGCCGGCACCCAGGCAACTGTGGATTACATGGCCTTCGGCGCCCACTCGCTGGATGGCTGCGAAGTGATTTTGTATTCCAGCCCCAACGGCATTGATTACACCGAGCGCAGGCAGGCGATCATTGATAGTCGAAGCGCTGCTATGTTTCTGTTTACCCCGGTAATGGCCAGATACTGGCGTATAGAAATTCTTGGCTGGGCGGTTGAATCCACGCTTTCGCTGGATTTTATCAACCAAGTATATCAGGCCGGTAATTACCAGGCCGGCGCAACCGGTGGCGCTTACGTGGGGCTGCTGTATCTTGGCCGCGCATTGGCCATGCAACGCGGCATTTATCAGGGCCACACACCCGGCACTCTGTCGCCACAGGTTGAAATACAGCCCAGCAAGTCCGAAGGCGGGCAATGGCTTGGCCGGTCGGTTGTTCGCCGGGGTTACGCGACAGATTACAGTTGGAAAAACCTGAAAGCCGATTGGGTGCGGGCTGAACTAAAACCCTTTATGACCGCAGCAATCACAACGCCGTTTTTCATTGCCTGGCACCCGGAAGAGTACGCAGACGAAGTGCTGATGGGGTGGGTTGATAAGCCAATCATCCCGTCCAACACAGGCCCGCGTGATTACATGAGCGTTTCATTTTCAGTAACAGCCCACGGTGCAGACTAATGGCAGACTTTAACCGTCAAGATAAAACATTTGTGGAGGTTGTGGAGCTGACCCGCGCCACGGCATCTGACTACTTCGACAGCAACGGCGCGCTTGTTTCAGGCGCGCCGAACGAACCCCGGTTCACTCACGACCCAGCCACAAAAGAGCCCTCTGGGCTATTGGTTGGGACTAACGCAGGAATGACCGCGCCCGTCTCTGAGGTAGCAAAAATAAGGGTGGATCTGGCTTATTTTCTTGACTCTGGAGGACGCTATTTCGTGGCCGGCACATTTAAGCAGGGCGCGCCAATGCTGTACTCCGGTGCAAACGCAATGGTCCGCGCCAAAAAGGATGGGTACAGCGAGGCTGTAACAGGCTACGTGAACAGCTCGTTCAATCCAGATGTTCGGCTTGGCCGCGGCTCTACCGCCACGCTGACTTACGAGCGCGGCGCGGTTCTCGCCCAGGCCCTAAACATATTCGAACACTTAGACAACGCACTACAGGAGTGGCCAACAGATGGCGTTTAATACAGGCAACCCGGTTCCCTCCAATTCTGGCGAAGATTTGGACGACAACGCAAAAGCGCTTGATTCGGCAGTGAGCGGCGAAGCCCTCACATTTTTGGACAGGCTCGGGAAAACTCGAAAAACTTGGAAAAATATAGAGTCTGAAGCTGCCAGTGCAATAAGCTCTGCATCGGCTTCGGCTTCCAGCGCGTCAAGTTCCGCCGCCGCGGCAAAGGGGTATAAAGACCAAGCGTCTCAAGTGTCCGGCCTTGATACGGTTGATGACGCGATCAAGCAAGCCCCGGCGCTAATCGATGGCCTGCGCCGTTCAGTCGAAGCCGCAAGCGGCGGCAAAATGTCCGTTTTCTACACCGCGAAAAACCAACCCAGTTATTTCGTGCGCATCCCAAAATTCAACTGCGAAGACGCAGCACCGGGCGGCGAGATTGGTACTGGCGTGCTTGAGTCCTTCAAATTCGGTGCAGAATACGATGCTGAAATATGGGTTGGCGCATACGCCGGCGCGGTGCTGAATGGCGAAGGGGTAAGCCAGCCAGGCATCCCTGCCGGCTACAGCATCAACTACGACAATGCCCGTG